TTTGACATCGCGGAGATCTCGGCTGCGCTTGGTCATTCCAACATAGGGACCACGCTGAACATCTACACGCATCTGTTCGATAGTCAGGCGAATTCTGCAAGGCGAATCGCTGATTTTATGGAAAAGGGGCTCCAAAAGGGCACCGAGGACAATGAAAAAACCGCTGAAATGCAGTGATTCCAACGGTTCCATTGGCGGAGGACATGGGACTCGAACCCAAAAAATCCCTTATCTGCTGTTGTTTGCCCTTGTTGGCTCTTGTGTGTGAAACGTTGGAATTTCAACGCTTTGAGGCTGTGAGCCTTGCAATTACTGAATCACAGCAGATGTAAAAATCGTGCAAAAAGGGCACCAATGGGGCACTCCAATCCACGCAAAAAGACCGAGAGCATCATTGCCCTCGGTCTCTTGCTATGTTGAATAAGTGGAGGTGAAACCCCGCCTGAGCGGACAGTGTTATACCCAGATTGCAACCCAGTGCCATTTGGAAGCTAAGGGTTTCGGAAATTTTCCGGCTGTCATTACAAAATCAGCAGTTGCATAGAATCCGCTTTCATTTACAAAATAACGCGGATATGTTTTGTCCGCGTCCCCCGCTTCTGTCGAATTATGCGGTGTCATTATTTTATATACAGTAGTATCGTTGTTGCTCCACGTAAGGGCTTCTACTAAGGAATACCCGAACCCAGCTGTTGTGCTATTGCTGATATTGAATCCTTTGCCGTAAAGCTGATAGAAATCGGTATATTGGAATTTTGTGACGTAGGAGCTGCTCCAAGTATCAGCCGAATCTTGTGCCACAGTGAGAATAATAATCGCCGGAAGCTTTGAATGCGAATTTGCAAAAGGTATAAATTCACGCTTAACATCCCGGGCTGATGGCTCCCATATGCCCGTTTCGATTTTGTCGGAGCCTCCGCCGCCTCCGCCTCCGCCGCCGGAGAGCTTCTTCGCTATCGCGAGTTCATAAAGATTCATTGGACCACCTCCTTAGATCTCATTCCAAGCCGAGCCATCAAAGACATACACCGTGCCCGTGTCTGCTTCGAGAGCGAGCGAGCCCTGCACGAGGTTCTGCGTCGGTTTCGTGTCGCTCGAAAGGCATGACATCTCAATCATCCTTGACCCCTTCGGCAGCTCGCCGTTGCTGTTGAAGCCGTATTCTTCGTTCTTGTAGTAAATAATCATGATTATTGATCCTCCATGTACATTAGAGATAATTGATAGCTATTTCTGAAACCATTCAGGGCGAGTCTTGCAGTGGTCCTCGCACCAAGAGTCGAAGACATCCGTCATATACCAGTTGCCTTTCAGGTCAACAAAGTAGTGCTGTGCAAGCGTGAGGATCTCTTTCTTCTCTTCGGGTTTCATCAGGATCATCAGAAGCAGCTGGGTGCGGAGCCCGTCCTTCTCCAGTTTGAGAAGCGTCCCGCCTATGCCCTTCCTTGTGTCGTGTCGTGTGATGAGATACTGGATCATGGCGAACAGGCCGTTACTCGCCAGTATCGCCACTATAATTGTTGTAGTCATATCCAATGTAACCGCCTCACTTTCCGACATAGCGGATGGCTACTTTTGGAGCCAGTGCCGTCCTTGTCTTTATATTATTTGCATCAGATCCGGCAGAGGTGCAGTCCACCATCTTGCCGTCTCCGATGTATAGGAACGTGTGGATGTATGTGTTGCCCTTGTAGTACATACAGATGTCGCCGGCCTTCAGCTTCTTCTGTGGGATGGTCTTCCCTGCGTTCCTGATGACCTTGATGTCAGTCAGACCGATGTGCTTCCTTGCGACAGCAAGAGCCTCAGCTGAGGATGCCTTCAGGATGCGCTCTGCCGTGGCATTGTCCACAACGTGATTAGAGCAATGGTTCTTGAGCCCTGAGCCGTGCCGCCATGCAGCATAGCAGAAGCCTATGCAGTTCCATCCGTGGTACTTCCCCTTTGGATGGTCGTGGCAGATCGGGCACTCGTGAGCCTTCGGACCTTCCGAGAAGCGTACATAATGCCAGGAATCATCCTTTGCGATATCCTTCGCCCATTTGACCGCCTTCTCCTGTAGAGTCTTCGGCTGTGCCTTCGTGACTGCTGCCTTGGTGTCCACATGCATCGCATTGCCCATATACGGAGCATTGACCCCGTAGCCGTATGAGTTGATTCCGTTTCCGTAGCCGTATGTGAAGTTAGGCTGCTTCTTTATCCACTTGAGAGCCTTCTTGCGGTTGGCTAACGTATCGGTCACGCCTCGCTGATAGAAGTCTATGGCCAACCCGAAGCAGTGTTTGCTGTCTGGGATACTTCCTGCGATCCTGCTATTGTACCACTTGCACCTGAGTCCGCAGGTGACCGTGACAGGCCTGTTCCAGTGGTCTCTGATGCTCTGGATCAGAACGAGCTCGTTGCGTCTCATCCAGGTAGGATAGCCGTTGCAGTGCCCACAGGTGCATTTGAACTCTTCGGGCTTGAAGCTCGGAGCGTACTTCTTAACGTTCCTGAAGTGCCTCAGAGCGATGTCCGTCTGGGTGCCGTACTGCGAGTCCCACAGGTCTTTCCTTCCCGGAAATGCCTTCTTCTGGAACTTGTGGATGCTCTCGTTGTCATACTCGCCAAGGCCGAGGAACTTGAAATACTCCTGTCTTTTCTCGCGTGTCAACAGAGCCATCACTCTTCCTCCTCTTCATCCACTACATAATCAGGATCCATTTCACCCGCATTGTCCAGCTCATAGAGCGTGTCCGCAAGCTGTACTTCAGGCAGACCGCTCACGATGGACAGAAGCACGATGTACACTGTCGCACTGAATGCTGACAGCAGTGTGGTCTTCCAGTCTATATCCGTGATGAGCGTCCCTGCCGTCCACACGCCGAGGATGGTCGTGAGGAATGTCCTTATACAGCGGATTCCTAACGCTTTCCAAAAATCTTTAGTCATATATCTATCCTCCTATCACATAAGTCGCGTGAATCGGGAACCACGAATTCGTCGCGGCGTTAACATACGAGCCGTTCGCGCTCGCCATATTACGCAGCCTCGACACCTGCACATCACCATTCGACGACAGCGTGACCAAGAACATAGTCGTCGTTGAGCCTTGCTGTAAATAGTATTGCGTGTGCGCCGGTCGGTACCCCTCGGGAATCGTGCAAACCGTGTGCTGCGTGGTATTGAGCGGATTTATAGCCGTTGTCGGCTTGCACGCCCACGACAGCATAGCAACGCCACCGCTTCGGGTGACTACTGGATTCACGTCTTCGGTGTAATTTGTCCATCCGCTCGCTATGGTGCATTCGACCTCGTCCGGTGAAGCTGAAGATGCAGAGGAACTTCCTCCGCTACCCCCACCAGACACGCCCAGTGCCTCCGCAAGCGTGGTCGAAAGCTCGCCGAGCTCCATCTCCTCGTATCTGTCAGCGAGCACATCCCAGACTATCTTCGCGATCTTGAATGTGCCGCTCGAGTTGTAGTCAGGGAACACGACCCTGATGGTGTCGCACAGTCTGCAGGTCATAAGGCCCGCCAGCTCCGGCATAGTGTCCTGGAGCCTCACGAATTCCACCTTGATGGACTGGGCAGGCAGTGCGCTCTTGAGCTTGTTCAGCTGTGACTTGCCCTCTGCATTGACCTGTGCCTTTGTAGGTTTACCCTCGAACTTGTCCGAAACATCGAGCGGAACAGTCTCCCCTCTTCCTGTGACGGTAGTGGCTGAGCCTGTCTGTCTGTCGCCGATTATCATCTGGGTGCCATCCGTCCAGTAAGGGATGCAAGCTGAATATGCGCCCTCCGAGTTGTACTCCTCGTTGTAGTCGAGCATGTTCACGCCGTAGCGGATGGTGAAGTCGCGGAGCTGTCCCCTGCTGGAGTGCAGGATGACATCCCACTTGTCCCATTCGTACTCGCCTCCGACTACATCAAGAACGGAGCCCTCCATCCCTCCGAGGATAGACCGCACCGTATGCGGCAGACCGTCAAAGCATGAGAAGTGTGCCGAATATGACGAGCCTTCCGCCGCATTATGGGAATAATTGAATGGATTCCCTGCAGGCTGTGTATCGTTCTTCAGCTTGGTGAAGACCCATTCAAGTAGTGTGGCACCGTGATATGATGTCGGCTTTCCGCTGACCGTGTAGTAGCTCTGTCTATAGCTGATATGAGTGCAGTGGAACTTCACGATGCCATCGATAGGCTTCTCGTAGCTGACGATATCAAAAGGCTGGATGTCGCCTGTGTCATCGTGTGTTACGCCGATGATGCGTCCGATCTGTATGTCGCTGTAGTGAGCTCCATTAGTCGGATATTCAAAGTCGCACTCATAAATGCCGTTGCGCTCTTCAGTGACTTCACACGTTATGCAGTCACGAAGCCGTCCGAGTCCATTGCTCACGAATGCGATCTCATCCTTTTCGTATAAGATTGGAATCATATCTTCCACCACCTCGGAATGACTTTGAGTTCAGTTATTGTGTTGTCAAATGTTATCTCTGTAACATCCACACCGAGCGAAGGAAGCTTTGACCCGAGGTCGATGCTTCCGTTCAGCGATACGAATGTGCCGTTCACGATTTTGTATGCCTCGCCCAGGTCACAGTCGATATGTGTCGGGTCGCCGAGAATCGAAATCGAGGAGTTCGCTGTAAGTGATACATATTCCTTGATGCTTGATGTGTCCCAGTCAAAGCCGACATTCGTTGTAGATACAGTGACAGTTATCACGTTTGTCGATGCAGCATAACTTATGGTCACCGACACAGTGGTTGTGTCTGTAACCGTTCTGTCTCCCACAACGTGCTTGTATGTCGCCGATACAACGCAGGAATCAGACACGCTTGCATCCGTTCCGAATGTGCCTTCCAGAGATAAACCTTGAAGACTTAAGTTCAAGTAGGTACCACTCCTCGAAAGTCCTGCGGTCCCAATGGCCGGAGCTGTTGTAATCGATGCGGCTGATGTCGACTTCGCGAAAAGGATGTGCATCTGCAGGTCGATAGCGACCGATGCAGTGAATGGGTCGCCTGTGTTCGCATATGCTGTCACAGGGATGGTGTCGGTCTTATACACAGCTGTAATCGGGCCCGATGGGTCGTAAGAGTCATAGTTCGGAGCAACATCGTTCAGTATCTGAACAGTGCCCATAGTTGAGTTGCGAAGATTGATGCTGTAGCCGTTGAACGATATGCGCCCGTAGCCTTTTGCATCGATCATCGGATACGCTTCGAAGAGAGTCGGATTCACTATGAGGTCGCCGCTCTCCACAGCGATCTCCTCTTCGCCCTCGGTCAGATAACGCTGCGGTCTACAGTCGAACTTGATTTTGAATATCGCTCCATTGCCGTGGAAGGATGCATCCTCATCGAGTCCACCTGCATACATTGCCATACGGTATTCGCCAGGATGATATGTATCTTCAAGTCGCTGGTAGCCTGTCTGTGACACGATGGCGTTCCTGAATGCATCGATGCTCTCACGGAAATCGGCCTGTGTCGCGTCTTTTACCACCACACTGTATTCGACTTCGATGTTCTCGTAGTAACCTTTATCGAGCTGATATGCCCCATTCCTCCCGGGGATCTCGATGGTCTCCACCGCCCTCTTCGGTGCGGAGTAGTCTCCGGAGCCTTCCACTATGAGACCATAGTCAGTTGTGTTGACCCCGCCGAACGTGAACGTGTTTGCTATACCCATGCGAGTGTCCTCCTTTTCTGTGACTGGATCAGTCTCTTCTCGACAGCTGCAGCAAGCTGATTGACATCCATTCCATCACTTGCATAGACATTGATGACTACCGGACTCGATGACATCTCTGCAAGCTTATCGAGTCGCTTCCAGAATGGATCCAATGGAACGATAGCCTCTGCGCCCTTCTCGCCGGCTCCGATCAGTGTGGCACCGTCCACGATACCACCCTTCGCTGCCCACGTGACTGACAGGTGCGGGATCTTGCCCTTGAGCAAGTCGCCTATCTTCCATCCTGCAGGGCTGATGCTGAATTTAGGCAGCGGAATATGAGGCGTTCCAACACTGAACGAGAAGAAGCTCTTTATCTTCTCGATAATGCCGCTCACCTTATCCCTTAACGCATTGATTGGACGAAGGAATCTTTCTTTGATTCCGTTCGCCGCTGCCGTGATCTTGCCCCAGATAGCCACACCGAGACCGCGCACGAGCTTGTTGGTTATCTTTGTGACCGCCACAGCGACCTGCGGGATCGCCTTGATCAAGCCTTTAGCGAAGCCGACAATAAGCTTAAGCCCTGCGGTCAATATCTGTGGCATATGCGTTATGAGCCCTGTCGCAAGCTTGCCGATTATCGTTGCGGCCTTCTCGCCTATGTTGCCGGTGTTGGACATCAGACCTGTTATCAGCTGACCACCTATCTGCTTTGCCGCGTTGAGGATGACAGGTGCCGCCTGGACTATCTTTGCCGCTATGCCCTTGATGCCGTTTGCCACATCGGTCGCTCCGGACATATCACCGGCAAACATCTTGCCGAGTCCGTCTGTGATCTGTGTCGCAGCCGGAAGGAATTCTGCCATCATTCGGTTCTTGAGACCGGTCATTGTCATCTGCATTGTGGTGACCGAATCCTCGAAGGCAGCTGATGCCTTGACCGATTCTTCCGGCATTATCATTCCGTACTTCTCAGCCATTTCCATCTGTTCTTCGATGGCTGCTGTGCCACCATTGAACAGTGGACCGAGTTCAGTCGCACCTCTTCCGAGAAGCTTCGATGCCAGTGCCGTCCTCTCTGTCTGGTTCTCCATCGCTGACAGCTTCTTGACCGTCTCCGAGAACAGTTCGCCTGGCGACATCTTCTGCAGGTCTTCCTGGCTGATGCCGAGCTCCTGGAATGCCGCCGAGTTGCTCGAGGCCTGATTCGACAGCGTCTTCATAACCGGAGCCATCTTGCCGATATCAGTGCCGGCTCTCTGCAGGACATAGTCCCACTTCTGGAACTCATCCGATGTGAAGCCTATCTTCTGCGACATCTTGTCCACTCGGTCGCCGTATGCAGCCGTTTCAGTGATGCCCTTTTTCAGTGCTGCCGTACCGATGCCCACTCCTGCAGCGACCGCCGCACCTGCGACAGCCATGCCTTTTGCGACCGGTGAGCTGAACATCTTGCTGAATACTCCACCCGCTTTTGTTCCCGCTGCGGATGCCTCAGGCTGCATCGCGTTTGAGATGGATCCCGATATGCCCTGAGCTGATGGGACTATCTGTACATATGCAGTTCCGAGATTTGTTCCTGCCATGTTTTATTCTCCTGTTTCAAATGCGGCCAGGGCCTTCTCAAATTCCTCTACGGTCTTGAAGCCGACCACGCCCGCCTTGCTTGTTTTCTCTTTTGGTTCCCTGCCGAGCAGAACATCAACAAGTGACGCAGGTGGATTGATGCCCTTCTCCGCATCTTCAGAAAAGCCGTATCTGAATGCCTCCACCCTGTCTGCTATCGTGGCAAGTAGTAATGTGTTCTGCTGTGCCGTTGCTCCGGCTGCAGCCATTTTGATTCTTGAATCATCCCTCAAACCAGCAGATAAGGTCGCCACCAGCTTGACCGGAAGCGACCTATAATCATAAATCTGATACGTTTCGGCAAGGTCGCAAATCAATGCGTCCTCATCGAACTCTATCATGCTGGCGAGGGTCACGAGTTTTTTAACTCTGAGGCGGCTTCTACGATCTCACGCAGGGCGATGCCCATCGCATCGATCGAGACGAATCCATCAGCATCCTCGAGATGGTTCTCGAGCTTCTCCAGTTCCTCTTCGCCGCCGAGAAGTATCTCCATAACATCGACAGTGAGGCTCGCGTCCCCTTTGTCAATGCCTCGTATAAGCTTCAACAGCTTCCAGTCATTGAGGTGCTTCTCCTCGATATTGACCTCAAAGCCGTCCTTGAGTTGTACTTTCACGTTTCACCTCCGTGCCTTCTTAGCTGACAGTCTTGATGTACTCGATGTGGGTCTTGCCTTCTGAAGTCGGAAGGGCTGAGAGTGTGATCTCATAGCCCACTGCCTCGTTATCCACGTAGGTTACATCGCCGAGCTCGGAGATCTTGCCGTTAGGAATAACGATTCTCTTCTTGGTGTTCCCTGTCATCACCATGTCAACAACCCATACGCCCAGCGATGGCTCTGCGCCTGTCGCGTTGACCGTAAGTCCGTCTGCGAGCGTTCCGGTAACGTTGCCAGCTCCATAGATCGCCTTGAGCACATCCGTGTTCAGTGCCTCGATGAGCGTGAACTTGAATGTGTCCGGCTTTTCTTCCTGAAGCGTCATGACGATATCGCCGCCCCATGCCTTTACATCAGCCGAGCTTGCGCTGTTGGAGTTTGTAAGACCGTCCTCGGAAACGTATCCGAGCGACTTGAACGCCGTAGCGAGTGCGGTCGTTGCATCAGTCGGAAGTGTAGTTCCGTGTGGTGCTACATAGATCGCGCCTCCCACTGCAGGCTTTCCAGCACTTACATTTGCTACTGTATTTGCCATTAGTTAGCCTCCTGGTAATGTGTAATATCAAACACGGCCTGATAGCGGTATTGCTTCGCGGCCGTGTTCGTAAAGTTGTAATCCGAATTAAGTTTTGCGCTGCTGATCTCCGGGAGCGTGACAGCGTTCTCCACCGCGTTCTTGACCACCTCGTTCAATAAGGCGGCTTCGTACAGCGATGATGAGTATGACTGAAACGCGAGTGTTGAGGAGCATATCTGATTCCGTTTTGATGAGCCCGTCTTCTGTATGATCACATACTCGCGAGGCGGGTTCACCGGTCTTTCCATATACACCGGAGCAGTCAGAGCGTCATTCAAATAATCAAGCATTATTTTTTCAATCATCCTCTCACCGCCTTCAGTAATATGTTTCCGTCCAGATTCTCCTGTGCTGCCTGATCTGTCACCACTGACACATTCGCCCTGGAACGTCCAACGAATACATCGTATCCGTCTCCGGCCCTTGCGCTTATGTCATCAGCGTATGACTTCAGAACATTCTGCATTTCATAACTCTTGAGCAGCTGCCCGACTCCTGCATAATTCAGCTTAAATTTGAACTTGTCACTCATATCGCTCGACCTGCACTTTCCTGTTCCAGCGGAGCGGGATCATGTCCTCGATGCCTTCCTGGACAATCGAGATGATTCTCCAGTCTTCACCGAAGAAGCTGACCTTTTGCCCTGCTTCCCATTCGTGCCCGTCCGTCTTCGGGATGCCGAGCTGATAAACAGCCTTGCGTCCTGTCAGATTGAACGTTTCGAGGATCTCTGTGCTCGAAACCGGAGCGACCACCACATCAGCGATGTCCACGGGAGTTTCCCGGAAGACTTCTCTGTTGAATGCGTCCACTCCGTCAGAGGTGCGCTCGTAGAGTGTGACTGTTATTCCGTTGATTCCGGCCATAAGTCAATCACCCCCATCCGCTGCCTTCTGAGTCCGAGCCTCTTCAGGTCGTTCTTCATGATCGCCTGGGCGATTCCACCGCCTGGGATGGCGTATGTACCGCTCCACGAATAGCCGAGCGCAGACTGTGACTCCTGTGCCATCGGCTCACCCGATGAGGTCTGCCGCATGGCTCTTATCACGATGTCGCAAGTGACCAGTTTGACTGTGTTTGCGTATGTAGCATCTTCAGCCATAGCGTCCAGGTCTTTGCCCACCTTCTGTGCTTCATAGCGGAGCGCATCTGACAGGAGTGGCAGGAGCGTTGATATCCGCTCCTGCTCGTCCTGCGTATAGGTAGAACCTGAGACCGCTATGACATCAGCTAACGTTGCGAATGCTGTTGCCATGCGGAGTCACCTCCTAAGCGTTGTGGTAAACGACAGAGGTCTGCTGAGTGATCTTGTAGCCGAATGCCTTACGGCCCTGAACTGCGGAGCATCCGATGTGTGCGCCGTCAGCGAGGTCATAAACGCCTACAGGAACGTTCCAAGCATCTACGAAGTGGCAGAAGTCAGCGTTGCCGACTACGTAGTCAACAGTCTTCTGGCTTGAGCCGGAACCTGTTGTTCTGCCGTTCAGGTTGATTGATTCATATACAGGAACGCCGGCGAGCTTGCCGATGAAGCCAGCTCCGAACTCCTCGAGGTTAGCAACAGCCGCGATGAATTCAGGGCTCTGGATCAGCTTTGCAGCTGTGTCGGATGTAACTGCGAGCCAGATCTTGCTCGGGTCAACCTTTGCCTTCTTAACTGTAGCGATGTCGTTCACGATCTTCTCATAAACGTTTGACTTTGTGAGTGCTGTAGTGTCGCTTGAAGCTGTACCGCCAGCGATGAGAGCACCTGCGAGAGTGGAGTCCACTACGTTCGCCAGAGCGAAGCCAGCGGAGTCGAGTCTCTCTGCAACCATTCCATCAGGAACTGCAGCAGCCATGAAGCCGTCAATCAGCTCGTTTACTGCATAGTCGTTATCGCAGACCATTGCCTGATATGTGGTTGTTGGGTTGCTGATAGCAAGACCTGTTGCTGTTACGTAAGCACCTGCAGTAGCTTCGGTCCTTACCGGGATCTTAACAGCACCAGCTGCTGCAGATCCGTCATGTCTCTGATTGAAGAGTCCCGCGAATACAGAGTTAGCTCTGAGCTTCGCATCAACAATCTTTGAATAGCTTTCCATTTTGTTTGTGTCCTGAGCCATTGTTGTTCTCCTTATAATTTGATATTTGGATTCATTTTCTTGAATGCCGCCATCACGCCATCCTCTGCAGGTGGCATCTCAGAATTGAACTGAGGGGCTGCGGCCTTTGTCCCCACAAGGTTCCGGAGTGATTCAGCACTCTTCATGATTGCCTCTTCATCCTCGCCCTGAAGGAATCCGATTGCCTCATAAGAAAGTCCGCACTCTCTTGCGATTCTCGTTTTTACCGAGTCGATCTCGTACTTCGCAATGGTGTCATCCTTCTCAGTCAGCTGTGTCTTCAGAGAATTCTGTTCATCAGTCAGTGTCTTGATCTGCTCGTTCAGACCCTCGACCTGCTTGGACAATTCGTCCTTCTGCTTTGCAAGGTCGTCAGGTGATATCCACCCTTCATATTCCTTGCGTCCTGCGTCCTTGCCCTCAAGCCTTGCCTGTCCGACCAGCTTGTTGACTTCTTCCTGCGTAAACATTTTTTCTTCTGCCATTTTTTACCTCCCCACTCTTTCCGTTGTGGTCACGTAGTTTGATGTACTAAAAATGCGGACCTTATTGCCCGCACTCTTAATAGCTGATTCGTTGTCTTTTCTTTTCCTTGCTTTCGGAGCATTGCCATATGGCAAGTATCGCCGATTCAAGAAGGCCTATCTCCATCGTTTCGAACTGTGCTTTGTAGCCGAAGCCTCCACCGGAGCCGATTGCCCGCTTCTCGCAATTGGTTGCCACCTGTGTCAGTGACGGCTGATTGTTGTGGCATATCTCTCCGGCGTAAAGCATCTGCTCGAATTTGGCATTGGCAATGACCACTTCCTTCACAGTCGGAAGCAGTATGCCTTTGACCTTTTGCTCTTCCAATTCGGCTTTGAGTATGTCCTGAGCTCCCCGGCCGTCAATCACGATGACTTCCGGCTTCATTTTCAGAAGCGTGTCCACCATCCAGTAATTGCCGTTCCGTATCGGTCTGCAGTCTATCGCCTCGAAGAACACTTTGCCGTCTGCCGTCTTTGTCGCGACTGACAGCGATGCATTCGTGCTGCTGAACTTGATGCCCACAAACAACCGCTCGGATATCTTCGGGATCTCCTTGATCCTGATGTTCTCCCATTCGGTCGCTGTGATGTCTGACTTCAGATTGTGCTTCGACCAAAAACCGAGTCGCTGGATGTTGAAGTCCAGCTCATCGCTCTTGTCCTCTGCCCTGATCTTCCGCTCGTTCAGCTGATAACCCATTGCCGGATTGCACTCGTACCAGAGATCCACATCATTGCAGTCTGCGAGGTACTCCGTGGACCATTCAGCCCAGCCGGTATCCTCCGTCTGCCCTGCGAGACATTGCTCTCGGAGCTTCTGGAAGATGGTTCCTGACGAGACCATCGTCGGAGGCGTTCCACACAGGATCGTCTGCGGATTCATCGAGTCTGTCACCACGTACTGAAGTGATGACTGCTGATCATCCGTATATTCCTGCGCCTCGTCAATGATGAGAGTGTCAAAGCCCTCACCAAGACCGCCCTTTGATGTCCTCGTTCGGAAGTCTACCGAGCCACCTGTGTCCAGGAGTCGGATGCGCTCCAATCCGAATTGCTTCGAATAGGTGTACGCCTTGTCGTAAGTCTCGTCGCGACTGATGCGTTGGATCTCCTGATATCCCATATCTTTGAGAAGCGTCGCAAGCCTCAGCGATGCAGAGGATGATGTTGTCGTCCTGTGCGCCGTGTGGAGCGTCCTTCTCCCGGCGAAAAGGTCATCGAGCTCGATAATAGTGATTATCTCGCCCTTGCCGTTTCTTCTTGGTACTTCATATCCGAATTTGGAATGAATGAATAAGCCTTCCGTGTCTGTTGCCCTTATGTCATAGACTAATGCCTCCTGCCACTCTTGCGGAGTGCGTCCCGTCTGCTCATATAAGCTGATGGCACGGTCTCCAAGTGTGGACTCGTAAGGGATAACAACGGAACTGGTGGGAGTTTGGCGTCCAAATCTTGGCTCAGCCATACTTCCCTCCCTATTTATGCAAAACAGCGAGCCTTATTGCCCGCCGTTAATGCCTATCTTTTGCGGTACTTGCGGTCGAGATCTCTTCGCCGCTCCGCATCCTTGAGCCTCCGTTCAAGAGTCTCTTCTTTTGCTCCAAGCTCGCCATTGCGCGCGACCTCGTACTTGGATAGAGCCGCGATCTCGCCTTCCGCATTCCTGTTTGGAAGATATTCCACTGTGCACCGGCACCCTTCGTGCCTCCAGTAGGTCTCGATCGGCTCATCTCCATATTCCCATTCGCCCGCAAGGTCTTCACAGTTGTCTGTGTGCCTGGTGTCATTGCTTCCATACTGTCCTGACCACACCCGTCTGATTATCGGATGCAGTCCCGCATTGCGCTGGAAGTCTGCATTGTATTTCACGATATCATCCACCATCTCGAGCATCAGCGTCGGCACGGCCTGCTCGCACGCAGCTGCTACCGCTTCCGGTTCAGCCTTTGCTACCGTGCTGACCACCTGCCCGATCTTGTAGTTGGGTGTCTTCGTGACCTTCGGCTTCAGCTTGTTACCCGCTGCCCTGTTCAGATTCGTCTGTGCGGACTGTGCAGACATCGCTACGAGCTCGTGCCCTGCATTCAGATAGTTGGTCAAAGCCTCTGCAGAGAATGACACGCCCATCTCCTCAGCTATGCGTTTGCCCAGGAAGATGGCCATATCATTGACATCCTTATATGTGCCCACGCCTCTGTCCAGCCTCTTGACCGCCTTGATCATCTTCGGATCGCTCTGCAATGCCTTCGTCAGTCTCTGCAGTTCCTTCTCGTTCATAAGCACCTCCGAATCAGATGCCAGTCAGGTCTTTCAGCTTTTCCTCATCGAAGTAGTCCGGGAATGACTGCGACAGCTTGATGCTCGCGTCACCGATTCCACTGAGTGCAGCTGCATCAGGCTCGAAGATCGGCTCCCATTTTGGCACGGTCTGATATATCTGATTCCGTCTGTACTCGGTTTCGTCACGCACACACGCTGCAAGGTATCCGGCATTGAGGAATCCACTGCCGAAGGACCTCTGTGCCGCTCTCGCTCTGAGGCGAAGATTCTCGTGACTTGCTTTGATTGCCTCGGAGCTTGCCGGATTGCCCGATGCAAATCCGAGGTCGTCAAGTGTCAGTCCCGTCTCGCCGGCAAACAAGCTCGCAAACATCCGGAGCTGTTCCAGATGCGGAGTCATCGCCTGCTGCTGGAACTGTCCAATCGTTGGAGTGTCGCCGTCCGCGTCCTTTGTGATCTCGAGCATCATGCTCATTGCGCTTGACCACTTATCGAGCGGCTCGCCGTCCGGATCTGTTCCGAGCACATACTTCTGCGGAACGCTGTAGAACTCTGCGGAGATCTCCGAACGCTTCACAGTCCTCATAGCTGAATCCACGATGCTCATGCAAGCCCTGCTGATATGCGAATGACCGAATGGCCGTATAGCATCAGGCCTGTTGATGATAGGCACCAGAAGCGGATACGGTGCAGGATTCGCGACCACCTCCACAAAGCCATTGGCATAATGGAATTCCGTATAGTCCGACGTGAAGTATGCTTCCAGGATGGTCTTGCCTTCCTTGTCTCTGTCAAGGACCGCATAGCCTTCCTTCAGCATTCCTGTCATCGGGTCGATGATGCCGGTCGCATTCGCTCCATCTATCACCTGAAGCTTCGGAAGGTCGTCCGTCTCTGGCATGATGTAGATGAAGTCGCATGATGATATCAATGCTCCCAGGACCGCACTCGGAAACAGTACATCCGCGTTGTTCATCCTGAAGATCTCATTCATATTGAAGTCGTCATTTGCGAACTCACGGAATACCAGTCTGTCAGCCATCGAGTCCACTGCCTTCGCGCACCATCCCAGCACGTTCATCCAGTAGCGGAGCTTCGGAGGTGTGCTGATCTGGAAGTCCAGAGCCACGTGCTTCATCTCATAATAGCTGTATCTCGTCTTGACTCTTGACCGTTTATTATCCAGCTTGGTCCTCAAAAAATCGATTCCATATAACATTTTTGTCTCCTGTTAGTTGACGATAATTATTATCTGCGAAATATATGCCCA